TCGCATGGGTGGGATGCCAGGACCAGAGCGTGACGAGAAGGGTCGACCGACCCGACTGCTGCTAAGCCTCCAAGCGTGGGGCGCAAGCAGCAAGGCTGATGCCAGGAGCAAGGCTGCTGCGATCAGCGCACGTAACAAGGGGACTCGTGGTCGGTAATGAAACTGCACGAGATCTGGCTCTCGGTCGCACTGACATCGAGTTCTTTGCTCGGCGCTGGCTCAATATCGATGGGCACCGAGGACAAATTGACTGGTGGCGTGCCTGCGCGGAGCGCGATGACTCGGGATACCGACCAAAATACCTTACGACGGTTGTATCCGCGGGAAATCGTGCGGGGAAAACGATGGCGATGGCGATCCTCTGCCTTCACCACGCCTTGTACAAAATGGGCATTCAACAGCCAAAACCTGACGATCCCTCAGACGCCCGACGATGGTCAAACATCCCGTACGAATGGTACCACGTAGGAATCCAGCAAGAAACTGCTGAACTCGTTCATCGAGAGATTACATCAATCCTCTCTGGTAATCACCCAGCCCAAAAGGGAAGAGGGTGTGCGCTGACGAAGGAACTCGGGAACATTGCCACGCTGGACAAGAAGTACCGAGGTGAATACCTTTGGATTAAGTTCCACCCAGTAGTTGGTGGGGCGAGCATTCACTTCCGAACGACACAGGAGAAAGCGAAGGCGCTTCTCGGGAAGGACATGAATGGGATCTCGTTCGACGAGGCGGCATTCGAGCCCCACTTGGTGGAGATCTACCAAGAGGTCCTCAACCTCCGACGCCTCTCCACGGGTGGTCCGCTCCACTTCATCGGAACGCCGACGGAAGGCATCGGCGACTACTCCGACCTCTGGGAAATGGGAAATCCCGAAAACCCAGGACGGGATGCACAGTTTATCTCCTTTCGGCTTTCAACCCGCGAAAATGTTGGATACGGACTCACCAAAGAAAACTTTGAAGCGATCGTCCGCCAGCAAGCCGAATACCTCGTCCCGCAAAACGTCGACGGATACTTCATCGAAGCGCGAGACGCATACTTCTCAGCGCAGTCCATCGACGGATCCTTTGATCCTGACACTGATACAGAATGTCCGCCACAAAGGGGACATCGCTATGTCCAGGGATGTGACCCAGGTATTTCTTCTGACTCAACATGGTCGGTCGTACTCGATTACTCAGACCGAAAGCGAATTAGAGGAGTACGAGCAAGACGACGAATTGGAAAGCAAACTATTCCGTCCGTGGTAAACATGGTTCGGGAGAACGCACTGTTGTATCAACAGGACGGCGCTTTCTGCACAACGATCGTCGATGAGACTGGTATGGGCGGTCGGCTCTTTCGGCAAGAGTTCAACGTCATTAAGCCACTCAGGGGATACGACTTCGGTGGGACTAAGTCCAAGAAGTTGGTGCTCCTTGCGACGTTGAAGTCGATGCTTGACAAGAAAGAACTGGTTTTCCCGCGAGGACAGCCATGGGACGACCTACGAAGACAGTTGCTGTCGTACAAACTTAACGATAAGAAACTTGAAACAGACGCAGTAATGGCTCTCGCGCTTGCCGTATGGTACGCATCGAGGAATCCAGATCAACCAGTCAAAGACCCAGTATTTTCCTATTACGGAGGAAGTGATTAATGGCTAAAGTTCGAGGCGTCCCACGCGCATTCCAGGGCACCAGGGCAATCCCTGGTCAGTACACGACTGACCCAGATGTCGCCACGCCAGCGCAGATTAAGTCAATCGGCAAGGCTGTCGACAAGGCTCGACGTCTTTCAAGGGGTGAGGTTATTCAAGAGCCTATGGGCGGCGGTAATCCACTCGTCACGCAAGCCACCCCAGCCACGATCACCCGAGGCGCTGCTTCTCGATCCGTAACGAAGGCGGCAAGCGGCATTCGAGCAACGGGTCCTGCGGTCGCTACGTCACCAGTCGCAATGAATGCAAGTGCTGGCGGCAAGGGCGTACCGCTGAACAAGCGGTTTGCCAAACTTGAAATGGAACGCCTAACCGATACGCAGTCTGCATCCGTCAAGATGCTCAAGACAAGCCTCGAAGTCCAGGACGTTAACCCAGATACCAACTTCGAGTTTAATCTTTTCGGCGAAGTGCTCATGCGCAAGCAGACCTCGGAGCCAGAGCAGAATCGTCTTCGCGCACTCTTCCGTCGATTCGACAATCTCTACCATCCAAACATCATCACGCTTGGCGGTGCCGATCACTGGGCGGACGACGCCACTGCTCGAACCGCTGGTCGAGCACACGTCTCAGTCAACGTGCACGCCGCGTATGTCAACATTCCCGCATCGCTGCAGGCGGTCATGCCTGTCATCAACTATATTCCCGCAGGCGAGGACAAGGACTCTCGCCTTATGGCAGCAAACGCTGAGCGTCTCTTCTTCCGATGGGCAGAAGAGAATCAGTTTGACGTGCTCCTTGAGGACGCCTGCTTCATCAAGTCACTCTACGGATACACCGCTGGTAAGGTCTATTGGGACGCGGAGAATAACCTCCCTCGCCTACGCATCGTTGAGATGCCAGAAAACCTTTACCTTGGGTTTGGTATGTCCGACTTCAGCCGACTCGACTGGGCGCTCTACACCTACGGCATGAGCCCGCAGGCTGTCGAAGAGGACTACGGCATCAAGGTCGTCGCCACCCAGCAGGGCGGCAAGTGGTACAATTACACGGCATCCACGCATGACGACCCGATTGCCAACGTCTACCAGAATCAGTTTGAGCGCAACCCGCTCCGCCGCGAGACGCCGTACGAGATGCAGCAGGTCGAGGTGTATGACTACTGGTACAAGGTTCCAGGAGCACCTGGCAAGGCTCCAACAGTCTACAACGCAATCTTCGTCGGCAATACACTTGTTAAGAACAGCCGACACGCAGAATACCGCGGTGAGATCCCGTACGTTCTTCTAGCAAACGCCAAAGTCCCTGGAAGCCCATACGGTAAGCCAGAACTTTACGATGTGGAGCAGTTGCTCCGCGAGAAGGACGAGCGCATCACCAATCAGGCGCAGATGATCCACTCGGTTATCGGTGGACAGATGTTCCAGTTGGTCGGACCAGAAGCGCCAGACGAAGTTCCAGCCAATGCGATCCCAAAGCCTGGGAAGATGGCTGCACCTGGACCTGGAAATGAGATCCGATCGATCTCCCCATTCATTCCTCAGTTCCAAATCGAAGACTATAATCGACGAGTCGACAGAGAGATCGCGGTGGTTACGGGGCTTAATGACCTCCTCCTCGGGCTCGCCCCTTCGGGCGTGCTTGGGTCATCCCGTGCCATCGCGTCTCTCGTCGCCAACTATGAGGCACGCATTGCCCCAAAGCGCAAGTTGCTCTACTCCTGGATTAAGCAGGTGTGGAAGATGTGCGCACAGATGTGGGAGACAAAGCAGCCAGAGGTTGGTCTTGTCTTTGGTGGAAACTACCGACTCGACATCACCCCGCCAGAACTCACGCCACGAGACACGCTCGAACTGGCACAGACAGCAATCAACCTTGTCCAAAACCGCATCTGGAGCGCAGAACGCGCAATGGATCGTGTGGGCGTAGAAGACCCAGAGGGCGAGATGATTGTCATCCGCGAGGAGCAGACCGATGCAACCCTCAACCCATCATCCGTCATGGCAATGGCGAACCTGATGCAGATGTTCCAGCAGATGGGGATCCAGCAGCAGCAGGCGGCTGCCGAACAGTTCGCCCAACAGCAGGCAAGCGTGGCGAATACCGCCCGTACCCTTCAGGCACCAGCGGCTGGTACGCAGTCGCTTAACCAGCCAGAGAATCAAGCACAGCCTCCAGCAGAGGCTACCCCAGAAAACGCGCTCGCAGAAAACGCAGCGCCCGAAGGTGAGGTACCCGCATAATGGCACGACGTGGACGATTTGGACGAGCAACGACTGGGTCATCTAACCTCAGTTCGTTTATCAGTGGTCTCGTACAACAGAGCATCTCGATGAACGAGCGTGCTCTGTTTAATGCATTCCAGGACCAGACTGAGTACGGTGGGGCAGTTCCAACTGGGACTGATATCGAGGCGTATGTCGACTCGCGCCTACAGGGTCTTGATCCAAACTCTGCTGAATATTCATACTATGTCAATATGCGAGAGAGTGCGCTTCGACAGGAGCGTGCTCGAAACGTTCAGGCTGCGACCAGTTCATTCAACGCAAGCATGGGCGACAACTTCGAGGACTTCTACGATGAGATCTCGTCTCTTCTCTCTAGCGGCGAACTAAGCGACGAGGAGCGCGCAGAGTTTCAGGCTGTCCTAACGTCAAAGACTGCTGAGTATGTAGAGATTGTTGGCGGTCAGTATAAGAACGGCGCTGTAACATATGAAGAACTTCTTAGCAAGACGGACGCTGCAATTGGGCTGCTCGAAGGCACGGTGCAGGAGAATGCCCTCGTTTACCGAGCAGACACCATTATGGACCGAGAGGCTACGTCACTAAGCAGCGGTATGCTTTCTGGTTCTGAGTACAAGAGCCGAGTAGAGGCTGCATTCCGAGGGATTGACCCTGAGTCTGCAACTGCATTCGACCTTAAGAATAAGATGTTTACAACCATCTGGAACGCAGAGGTTGACGTCGAATACAATAAGGTAAACGCTGCCAAAGACAAGTCAACTGGTAAACAGATTAAGAAGACTGAAAACTACATTGAGTGGGCAAAGAGTAAGTTGGCTGAGATGGAGGCTGCTGGTATTACTGGCGGCGAGTTGTATAACTCAATTAAGGGCAACATCATCTCATATAACAATACTCTTTCTGGTCTAAAGGTCAAGGCTGGAAATGAACTATATCAGTCAAGGCTTGCAAATGCAAACGATTCTCGAAGCGTTCTTGACCAATTTGCTGCCCAGGCTGCTGTTTATGTGACTGGCGCTGCCGCATCATCTCTTCGAGATCAGACTGGTGGCGTAACGCTAAACAGCCTTCTTGCAGCGGACCCATTTGCTATGGTTCGATATTTTGATATCAATCCCTCTGCGCAAGCAGACTTCGACGCCGCGCTCAATGAATACAGGGATAACAGCAAAGGTCTTGTTGCAACAGCAAAGGCAATCGGTGCTGACCCAGGGGAGGCAATGGGTCTTCGCAATGACTCGGTAGAACTTGCTCGATATACAAATCAAGATACCACACTTGAAGACTATGAAGATGCATTTGACAAGAAAATCGAACTTATTGGTAAGGCAAATGGCGATGACTCTGTTATCGAAAACATTAACGCAGAATGGCTTAACTTCCTAAAGGGGAACACCACCGCGTCCTTTGGCAAGGGTATTGCTTCAACGAAGAGCAGTGCTATTGCTGGTCTTATTTCCAATGAACAGGCGGTATATGAGGTTGGCGGTGCTGGTGGGTCAATTGACGCCATTGGGTCTACGCTAATTGACTATATCCTTCCAAAGCAGTCAGCCGATGGTGACGACAGAACAAATAGCCAAATTGAGTCAGAAGAGGCTGCTAAGACCACACAAATGTCCGCGCTTCTTAAAACTGGGAAGGCAGTTCGATTTGTGGATTCAAACGGGATCGGAACTACAATTGGCATTCGTCAGGCTGATCAGGCGAAGGGAGAATATACCTTTGCTGAACTAAATGCAAACGGGAAGATGACGCCAGTGATCCGACAGGGAATCCCAGTTAAGGGAACACTCAATGGGTCCGAGATTGGTGGTGCAGATTGGGGCTTCTACTACCCAGATACTCGGGTATGGGTTGGTGCTGACGGAAAAACATACACCGCTCCCCCAATTAAGATGCTCAACGGTGGCGCTCCAGAATATGATGACACTGGAAATCCAGTAAGGATTACCTTTGCCCTTGACCCGTCAACTAAAATCGTAAACGGGAAAATTATCAAGGGTGGTGCCGTTGTTCCTAGGGAGCGAAACAAGGACGTGGTTGAGGTTGACCAAGCACTTGCAATCACGAATGCAATCAATAACGACAAAACTGGTTCATATAGGAATGCTGGTCCAAAGTCTCTAATCACCAAGCCAATCCTCGACGCGATTACGTATTCGTTTGATGACCCTGAAGAGAAGAAAAAGATTGAAGATCAAGTTGCAATATACAACGAGCGTGTTGGTCGATTCGACGTCGGATACGGTGAAAGCAGACTTACCAGAGAATCTAGTGTTGTCGGTGGGGCAGACGTATACGAATCTAAGATTTCTGACTTTAAAAAGTTTATTGGTGAAGGTTCTACTGATGGTCAAGATCCAATGGTTCAAACAATTATCACGAAGGGATCAGACGGAAAAACCAGGTACACAAGGGTTGCGTATTCTGACGCATATACCCAAACTTCACCTGGTGTCTTTGTTCGAAAAGATTCCGCCACAACTGTTGACGCACTCTTTGGAAAACCACTCAATGAGTCCAAGCAGTTTTTCCCCAAGACAATCAACGTTTCGTCAATGCTTGACCTGCCAGACGTCAAGCCATACGTAGCAAAGAAGGCTCCGTCATCACAAAACACGGCACAGTTGATTCAGGATCAGTTCTTCAGGAATGCTCCAATCCCAAGTAGCGATTCATACCTTAGCAGAGTTGCGTCTGCAAATGCTCCGACGACGTACACACCAACTATGACGCAGCCAAAGGCAAACCTATTTAATGCCCAGCCAATTATTGACTTTAGGGCATCTGAGCGGGCAAGCATTTCTACTCCGATTTCGACATTTGGCGGAATTGATATCAAGACACCGCCAATCATGGGGGTTGGATCTACATCCCTTAAGGGGGTTTCTGGCGATTCCACAAAAGAAAGAATTGGAACCTTTATGGGCATGACCCCGCCAACAACTACAATTAATAGCGGAAGGAAGGGTGGCGTTTAATGCCGTCCATTATTGACCCAAACCGAGGGGCAAGAAGTTCTTCGGTATCAGTAAGAATTCCAAAGATTGCAATAAACACGTACACGCAAACACAGAACTCGTCTGTTGGAAAGTTGGACGTGTCGTTTGGTGGTAAGCCAGAAGACATTACATCTGCCGCTGGTCAACTAGCCAGTGCCGCAACTGGTCTCGCTGGCGGTCTCGTACGTTCCGTTCCATTCATTGGGAATCCAATTGCAGATTTCATTGGCGGAGCAACGGATGCGGTATCAAAGATTGGAATCCCTGGCGGACCAACGATTGGCGACGTAGCAAACATCCCAATTAAGGGTCTGGAGGGCGCTGGCAATGTGGCGCTTAGTGCGCTTGCGCTGCCAGGAAACATCGTTGAGCGCGGAGTCGCTGAAATTGGCGTTCGAACGAGAAAACAGGGCACCGAAGCGTTCCAGGAACTTCCTGCCGAAGTACGCGACCTCATTCGACAGGGTAAGCACAGTGATGCAGCGGCAAAACTTCAAGAAAGCGGAAAGACATACGGAGACGGGTTTGGCGCTCTTGCGCTGTCCCTCGTTCTTGACCCGCTCAACTACATTCCGCTAACCTGGTTTACTAAGCCATTTTCTGTTGCTGCCAAGGGCGTGAATGCAACGTTGAAAGTTGGAACGAATGCTGAGGCAGCAATGGCAAAGATTGCTGCAAACAGGGCTCAAACCGTCCTTCGTGCATCGGTAAACACCAAGATCTGGGATGAACTCAATACGGTTACTGGCTCAGTGAAGAAGGTTGTCAACGGTAAGACGCTCAACCTTGGTGAAGAGGCTTCAAACAACATTAACTCTGTTCTTGCTGGGCTTGAAAAATCTGCTGCAAGAAATGGGTTTGTCGCTGACTCGATGTTGTCTGCTGGTGAAAGCGCAGAGGATGTTTTCAATATAATCGTTACATCGGTAGATCCGAGGCTTGCAGCAAAGGGAGAAAAAGTCGCATCTTTGAAAAAGGCTCGTGAGATCTGGGATTCAATATTCCCAGACAACCCTGCTGGATTTGATGAGATTGTTGAAAGGGTTCGCGGCGGAATTACAGAAGAAGAAGCGTTTCAAGCAGTTACCGTCCTTCAGCGAAGAATCCAACAGCGAACTGTAACAGCCGAAGTTGGCGAAAGAACTGCCGCCGAAGTCCTTAAGGCTCGCGGAAAACACTTTACCGATGATATTGACGCAGACGCATCACGGATAATCCGAGAGAATAAACTTGAACTTAATCCCTTGGTTGACGACGTTGCATCCGCAGAAATCCAGGTTAGGGAGTGGATTAAGTATGGTCTCGGTATTTCTGACGAGGCTGCTGCGCCAATCGTACGATCAGTCATGGGAAGGGTAAACGGTGCTGCATCTGCTGGCGCCAAGGCTCGTGAAGATGCGCTTGACGCACTTGAATGGAGCCGACAGCAGGCGTTTGGTAGGGTTCGCCGTGAAGTCGGAGAGATCCGAGCAAATGGTATTTCCAAAGGACCAAAGACCGTTGAGCAAATTGATTTCATAGAGAGGCTAACCCTTGCTGGCGTTCGATCGCTTACAGAAATCGAAATTGCGGCACTAAAAAAGGCGATTAGTGGAGCAAGCGAGGCTGAACTTCCAAATGTACTAAGGGCTGCAATCAGCAAATACGACGAGTTGTATGCTCGGTTCGGGAACACGCCGCTAGAGGAACTTGATGCAAAACGAGTATTGCGATTCCTTGACGATGACGCAATAAAGGTTACAGTCATAGACAACGCTACAATAAAGAAATTGCCACGATCGGTACAGGATCTTCAGCGTCGTGCAGCCAAGATTGGATACCGACTTGCGCTTGCGCCAGAAGGCGGTCTGAAAGAGACCATCGATGTTATCGAGACTACGTCTGGTCGAGAGATTGTAACAAAGGTTGTTGCTCCGTTTGCTGACATGGCTGACGATGTCTTTAAGCCTGGAATTGCGCTCGACGCCACGACTGGTCTTGCAGATAAAAGAAACGCATTCCAGAAGATTGTGCAGACTGCGTTTGGAGAGCGAAGATCGGCAACCATTCGACAGCGAGCCTACGAGCGATTCCTGCTCACATCTGCAAATGTTGGTGTCTCACGATACGACGCTCGTGACCTGTGGGTTGCATTGCATAGGGCATCGACTGAAAAGAATATCTCAGTCAAGGGTCTTGCTGGTATCTCTACAATTACTGGAGATGTTGACAGGATTGCCCGCACAACGCTTGGCGAGGCAGCATACCAGCGGCTTGCCAAGGGGATTGGGACGCAAAGAAACCCAGCCCTGCGAGCACTCCTCCGTGCATACGACGGCGACCTTACCCAGGTTGGTATTGTCCCGAGGCTGACTGCTGGCATTAAGACACAGGCTCCGTGGGTCATGATTGTTACAGACTTTGCATACCCGCTATTTAGGTTCTCATTCCTAAACCCATTTTTCCGCTTTGTTCAAGAGAACATTGAGCCTAAGTTCTTCCAGTACCTACGCGGTATCTACGGAGACACGCAAGATGCAATTATTGGAGAAAACAAGTCTAGGATTATCGCAAGAGCATTCTCTGGCAGGCGATCAGTCATCCGAGAGTTTGGCGACATGCAGCAGTCGATTATGCGCGCTACGATGCACACAACGGCAGAGGTTGGGTATAGAAATCAAGACTTCATGACTGTGCTTGATCGACTCAACAACACCAAAGCATTTAAGTTTGTTACGGACGTCGGTGGCAGGAAAAGGGGTGCGTTCGAGAAGATTGCTTCCCGAGAGGCTGCCGAACGTTTTATCAAGGACCTAGAGGTTCGCGCCCCAAAGACGATTGAGAACTTAAAGAAGTTTTATGGAACTGACGATCCGTATGAGATTGCGTACAATCTTGCAGTTGACTACTCGATTAGAAACAATCCAGTGACTGCGATGAAGTATATTGACGATCTGTCCGCAAAGCACGTTGCTGAACGAATGGCAAACGCAACGGAAGGAGAACTACAGACATACTACGAGGCTATCGATGCATTTAAGTATGCGTTCGATCAAGGATCAAAGGTAGCAAACCGATCGATCTACTACGCACAAGACATCCCGTATATCGTCCGATCGTTCAATCACCCATTCCTAGGGGTGTATCCGTTATCATACATGACGACGAAAATTATCCCAGAGTTCTCTCGTGCTCTATTCACGAGGATTCCATTTGTTCCCGCAAAGACGCCGCTTATCGGTGGGGAGCGACTAGGCGCTGGATTCAACGCCTACCGCGAAATCTCCGAGGCAGTGCAGCAGGAGTTGGAGTATGGAGACGACGGCTTTGTTAACTTCATTAACAGCCAGCCAGATCTTCTGTACTTCATCAACATGCTGTTCCCAGCGATCCCGTCTCAGATCGGCTTCAGTGTCCCAGCGTGGATGCGAAAGTCCGCGATTGAGCCAGGGTCAGAGGGTAAGGGCGTTCAATGGGATGATGCACTGCGCAGGATCAATGAGCAGATTGGACGGGGAACAATCGTCGGATCTGCATCTGTTGTTGTGCGTGCGATTGAAGATACGTTTGGAGAGGTTATTCCAAATCCAGACGACCCGAAGTATAATCGCTTCGGACAATAATAATTAACCCCAGAAAATCTGGGGAGGAAGTAGGAGAACAGTAATGCCCGAAGAAGTCGTGACTCAGGCTCCAGTAGAGTCGGCTACCGCTCCCGTCGAGGCTGTTGAAGCAGCCGTCGAGGAGACGCCCACTCAGGCTGAGGGCGAGGACGTCGCCACTTACAAGAAGCGGCTGGCTGGTAAGGACCAAGCCCTGACCGCCACCAAGAAGGAACTCGACGCCTTGAAGAAGGAAGCCGATGACCTGAAGCGGTGGAAGGCTGAGATCGAAGAGAAAAATCTCTCGGAATACGAGAAGGCTCAACTCAAGATCAAGGCACTAGAGGACACTCTTGCTCGACAGCAAGATGAAGCCCGTCAGGAGCGGCTCGCAAGGCAGCACCCACTCTACGCACAGTTCCGCCAGGACACTGCGAACTTGGACGAGGAGGCTCGAGCAGCCGCCTTTGAGAAGTTCCTTGACTCCCGCGTTGCTGAGGTCGAGTCGGAGCCTCGCATTGATCCAAACAATCCACGACGAGAGCCCGTGGTGGAAAAGGCAAAGCCAACGAGTGCAGAGATCGGTGAACGATTGAAGGCTCTTGGTAATCCATTTAGTAGATAAACAAAGGAGCATGTAGATGGCTACCACCACTACGGCAACCTCGGGTTTTTCTGATCTCGTACAGGAACTTGTTTCTGCTCGAGCCGCGGAAGAACTGCGAGCACGTGCCGTCCACGCGATGCCAGGGCTTTACGTCCCTGCTCGCTTCATTAAGGGCACGAACACCCTCCGTTACGCACGTTACGCTGACCTCGCGGTCAACACGACGGCGCTTTCTGAAGGCGTTGCCCCAACCGATGGCGAACTGACGATCTCGTCCGAGTTCTTTACTGCAAAGCAGTACGGTGCTACGGTCGCGGTTTCGGACCTCGCCCAGATCGACTCACCGCATGACTTGATTTCTATCGCCGCTGAGCGCATTGCTTACAATGCGACCCGCTCGATGGACGTCCTTGTCCGCGACGAGATTCACTCAACCGCACTCACCAGCGCCGTCTTCGGTGCAACGGGTGCAACCACGCTGACCGCTAACACGGCGAACAGCGCGGTCGCCGCAGCGGGCGTGCTCACGGGCGCGTTCGTCAAGAACATGGTTGCCCGCCTTAAGGGTGCGAACGTTCCTCAGTTTGCTGACGGCACGTATCGCTGCATCATCCACCCTTCGCAGGAGTATGACCTCGTGTCAGACACCAGCGTGAGCGGCTGGATCGAGGCAAACAAGTACGTCAACAACACGCCGCTTCTCACGAATGAGATCGGTCAGTTTGCTGGCGTGCGCTTCATTGTGTCTTCGGACGCTAAGGTTTATGCAACTGCTGGTGCTTCAAGCGGGAACGTCTACACGGCGCTCTTCCTTGGTCCAGATGCGTACACCATTGGTGACTCGCAGACGCTCCAGTCGTACTTCGTTGCGCCAGGCGGTGATCACACCGACCCATTGGCACAGAAGGCACTGGTTGGCTACAAGATGCGATTCGGTTCGCTCCTGCTCGACAATGCAGGCGCCCGTTACCGCATCCTGAAGACTCAGGCTACGGTCGCAGTCTAAGCCAATAGGCAGGTAAGTACCCCCGATGTCGCTTGACATCGGGGGGAAAGCCCTTTATGCTACTTCTGGGTAATAATGCCCAAAACTGAGGAGTAGCATGAATATTCTTGTATGGGGTACTGCGGAGCAGGGACCGTGCGCTTACTTTCGGGGTCACATGTATGACGAAGAATGGAAGAAGGCTGGAGTCAATGTTCGGCATATTGACAAAGTAAATTTTATCGCCAAGGAAGAGGCGAAGGGCATGAGCCAGCAGGAGGCAATGGCGAAGGGTCTCCTGTCAGTGGACACCAGCGACATCGACTGGGCAGACCTAGTGATGTTCCGCAGATACTACAACTGTTCCGCCAAGTGTAATACTTGTGGTGCGGCAAGCAAAGACCCAAAGTTCATTACGGGTCACGAGCACCAGATGCAGGTACGAGACTCAATTACCGAGTGGATGTACCCAGCCTTCGAAAGCGAAAGCAACACAAAGGCGATGATCTACGAGACGGATGACAATCACTTTCAGATCCGATCGTGGAATGGATATGCTCCAGACGTAGCGGCAGAACGACCGCTCATTGAGCGTATGGCAAAACGAGCAGATCTTGTTACGGTAAGCACAGGACCAATTAAAGATGCGTATTCTTATCTCAACAATAACATTAGGGTTATCCGCAATGCAATCGATCCTTCAATCTATACTTCTAATGCTTCTCGTCCCCAGCATGGTGGCGAAAAACCTCGCGTGGTCTATTACGGTAGCACCGCACGAATGCGAGACTACGCTGGATACCCTAGCGGAGTCGGGGGGAAATGGGAAGGCGGATACGCAGGAAAAGCCATCGAGGACATGCGCAAGGAATTGTGGAATGTCTTCATTGGGGTAAACCCTGGCACGGAGCATGTCATTGCTCCGTTTTTTGACGAAGCATACCCGTACGTTGAGAACATTAGGAAGTTTGCCGAGATACTAACGGGCAGCCACGCAGACATAGGAATTGCTCCGCTTGGCGGAGATTCGTTCGACAAGTGCAAGTCGGAACTCCACTGGCTGGAGTACGCAATGGTCGGGGCAGCGTTCATCGGCGAACGCTTTAAGTACGGAGAGGCTCCGTACTCTATGGTCCGTCACGGGGTTGACGGCATGGTTGCCAAGGGTCGCCAGGAATGGTATGACGCTGTTAAGGCGCTCGTGCGCAGTAAAGACCTACGCGAGCAGTTGGCTGGGGCAGCCAAAGAGCGCGTGCTAAAGGAATACGATTACAAAGATCGAGCACTAGAGTGGGTGGACGCCTTTAAGTGGGCATTAGAGAATAAGGGGATTTGGAAGCATGGCAGAGACACTAAGCAGCATTCGGACAATGGTCCGTCGAGACCTTCGTGATCCTAACGGGGCAACGTGGAGCGATAGCGAGGTAACCGACCTCATCAACTCAGGCGTTGACTGGGTGAATGGGATTTACCCAAAAGAATCAATCCAGACGACAGCATTTACACAGCCAGTATCTGGCTCGGTGTTCTCCGTTGCCCTGTCTGACGTTAGTTGGGTATTCCGAGTAGACTCGTACGACGCTGGTGGGAAGTTCAAAGAGACTGTCCTGCCATCCACGTCTGACGGTCCGAACTCTGGCTGGGAAGTTCATAATAACATTCTCTTCCTGCCGCCGCACTACACCCTCTCGTCCCCTGGGACGTTGCGTATCTTCGGGTATAGCACGTTCATCCAACTATCATCCGACTCCACCACCACGGACATGGACGTCACGGCGATCAACGCTGTGCGGGTATGGGCGCAGGCTGAAGCGTTTAGCCGATTGCTCTCCGACCGTGTGGCGTTCCAGCAGTGGCAAGTCCAGTCAGGGAACTCTGACGTCTCTGCCCTATCCATGAACCAGATCGCACTGTCTAATCAACAGCGCGTGAGGCGAGAGGAAACCCGTCTCCGCAAGATGCGGAGGCTTGGGTAATGGATTTTAATCGACCGATTACTTACCAGGTCGCTGACGGAACAACCCTAAACTTTAACTCCATCGCAGCGTCAGACGTGACCACACCCGCCCCTCGCGGCGGGTATAAGGTCATGTCCGCTCGCTTTAACGAGACCCCGCTGGTTGGCTATATCGACAAGCGCGCACTACGAGATGGTGTCGACGTTGCCGATACCTACCTAGGTGCACGTTCCCTGTCCATTGTCTGCGGCGTCTTTGGTACCTCTACTGGCGACATGCACGACAAGGTTCAGGCTCTTCTTGACGCCCTTCGTCCTATCCCGCGCAGGTATGAGGCGGACTACGGATTTAGGCAACTTGCATTCTCGCAAGCAACCATCGACACTTCAAATCATTCCACAGGGTTCATCGAAATGATGATGCTGGTTCGCCCTGCAAGCCTACCAGAGGTAACAATTACATCCTCCCAGTCCATCGGCGTGAGCGCCAAGGGGTTTGCCGCCATGGTAGGATTTACGCTGGTGGCAAAAAAGCCATACCGCCTATCGTCTACCGAACGATCCATTAACATCACGTCTTCGTCGGCAACGACATCTCTGCCAAACCTTGGGTCTGCGGTTGCGTACCCAACGTTTGAATTGATCTACTCATCTGCCCTGTCCTATGCCGCAGCCACGGTTGCTTCGGTGACATTTACAATGGACTCTCAGGTCATCAAGTTAAACAACCTAGATTTCATTGAGAAGACGGCAACCAACGAAGTTCGATGGTTTGTAGACTTTGAGAACCAGACTGTGTCTAGGGGTCTTCGGTCTACCGCTGGAGGACCGTACGTAACGACGCTGAGGCAAGACGTCATCGATACCGCGGTCTATAATTTCGGATCAATCCCGCCAACCGACGACGCAGTTACTACGCTGACTACGACGTACACTGGTAGCGGCGTTTGACTACATCCAGTTTACCAGTTCGACTGCGGACCTTACCCTAACCAGGACCCGCACGATCTCAGCGGCTGTCTACGACAGCGCCACGAGTTCGGTCGATACTTCGTTCACTGGCGTTATCGTCTTCAGCAAGGATACAACCTCTGTCGGCAATATTTCCATTGCTACTGCCAGCGCCACTGCCGTATTGGGCATTGCGCAGACAGTCATCACAGCCACTGGCGTCGGGCAACTTGACATCAGAGCCGTGTATGGTACCGCTACTACCGACGGGACACAGTCATTTGACGTAACAGCACGAGAAGTTCACTTTACCTCCAGCACTGCAACAATTGCTGCAGGGTTCTCCAAGACGCTTACCGCCGAACTACGGGACAGTGTCGGCGCGATCATGACCGATGACTCTACGACGCCTATTACCCTGACCCAGTCAGGAACTGGCTCGGTCATCGGTCTTTCTACTGTTACGGCTTCTGCTGGCATCATTTCCTCTGCCGTTACTGGGACCACTGGCGGGTCCGTAACAATTTCAGGAGCCTACAACTCTACTGTAACTAGCGGCTCAACAACGTTTACCATTCAACCATACCATATTGTCATCACCTCGTCAAGTAGCCCGCTTCCGTCGGGTAGCAACCTTGTCCTGGTTGCCGAAGTTAGGAACGTCTCTCTTGCCGCGGACACGTCCAGTAGTGCCTCTGTAACATTCTCCCAGTCTGGCACGGGGACGTTGACTGGTATCGGATCCGCTACTGCCGTCAGCGGTATTGCTTCCCGACTCGCAACTGGCGGAACCGTCGGACCGCTGACAATTACTGCATCTGCAACAAGCGCAATCGCTGACACCCAAAGCCTGGACATTACAAGTGCGCCCAGGGTTGGATCCAATGCGCTAGGTAAGTGGTTCTCCCAATCACCGTTCCGTATTACCCTATGGGACATGACTGGATCTGGTCGGGGTCGAGGCACCGTCAAGGCAGTAATCTCCGACGCTAAGTACATTGGCTGTTCATCATACCTCAACGAGGGCGGTGAGGCGTTCTTTACCTTGCCGTACAATCACCCCCAGATTGCCGAATGCGTGCCCCTTGAGCGGCACTACCGCATCGACCGATGGGATGAGGAAGACGCCGTGTATCGCACGGTTGGTACAGGCATCCTGCAAGACTACCAGGCAACCGACAACGAAACCGTGTTCTACGGCATCGACTACATGTCCGTGTTAAATCAGACAATTACCGATGTTTCCGCAATCATCGCAAATCCAAGCAATACCGTAACATACGATAACCAAAGCATCTCCCAGATTTGGCAGTCTGAGATGAGCGCAGCGAAGACTACTGCCAACTCGCGTCTTGGATTCATTGACATTGAGGCTACGATCAGTCCTGCAACAAAGACGTACGACATCTTTACCGCTGGAGAAAACCGTGGCGAGTTCCTGTTCAACATGACTGCCATTGCACAAGAGGGAACGACAAGCAAGGTTGTCTTCGGCAACCGAATTGAGTCCTCGACTCAATCGTACAACTCATTCTTTTTGGACATGAATTATTCCACGACTCCAAATAATAGCCTGCGCCTTGTTTACGGAGCAAACGTTAAAAGGTTTTCTTACAGCCCGAATTTCCGAAACTTGCGCACGCGGGCAGTCTTGATCGCTACCAGCATCTTCAACGCAAGCCAAAGCAAGATCTTCTCTGATTACGCCACGTCTTCTTTGGTTTCTACGTATGGCATCATCGATCGGGTCGACGTATTCGAAGACCTTATCTCGCAGGACTCCGTGTCCGCCCGAACAGCATACAACCTCAACGAGTCAAGTCCAGACAAACTCCGCGTCATTAGCCTGTCGGTCGTCGACGGGTCGGTGATCCCGTACAAGAACTACAACCTTGGCGACGACATTAGAGTAATTATCAATCGCGGCAATGTGGCGCTTGACTCCAGTGTTACGCTTCGTGGGCAACAGTGGGTTGGTCGGGAGGATGGGTCGGAGGAGATTGCTTTTGACTTCTACAACCGAAGTAATCGTGAGTTTGAGTTGAGCCCGTACCGACCAGCAAGCCCAGTGTCTACAGTGCCAACCGAGGCTACGGTGTTCCAGCCAACGACGGAAACTGGACCGAACCACCTATCCGCTCCGCCAGAAGGGACAGACGCATACAGCGAAGAGGAAACCCCAACGCAGACTGCTGACATTCAGCCGCAAGATCCTGCAAGCCCACCCCCTCCTCCCGCTTCGCCAAGCACTGGGAAAAAGAAGGACAAGAAAAAGGAAGAGGAGCCTAAGAAAAAGAAGAAGAAAAAGAAGAAGAAGGGAAGCGATGATTAATGACATCCTCTCATTTTCATTCCCTCCTGAGCGCTATCAACGAGGTCCGCTCAGAACTTTCTGAACGCCTAGACCGAATCGAAGAGCGGCTAAGAGACGTCGAAGAGTTTCAGCACCGTTACGAAGCGGCTAATGAGACTAGACAAGACTCCTCTCTTTCGCTACGATGGAGAATAGGGATTGCTGTAAGCGCAATCGGTACAATTGTTACCGTAGCCTTGCGGTTCCTCGAGGTTGGTAAATAGGGGGTTACATGTCGCTAGAAACTAAGATTGCTGCGCTCCGAACGCGAGGGTTATCGTTCTCGGAAATCGGCACAGTCCTAGGAATTACCAAGGACAAGGCACAGAAGCGCTACATGAAACTTGACAAGTCAAAAATCGATGATTATACTTTGGAAAGTCTTTCCAACGAAAGAATTCTTCCTACGGAAGTAGACGATTCTAACTATAAGAATCTAGATACTTCCTATGGAAGTAGGGTTCCTCACCTGATCCAATCAGCGGATCCAGTGACCATTGACTACATCCCTCGGGTAGGAGCCAGCCCTTCCTCCTCCCGAGGGAACCTCGTCGTCTGCGCGGGTGACTTTCAGTTCCCGTTCGAGAACGGCGACGTGTTTGCATCATTCCTTACATTCCTTGCGACAGAAAAGCCAGATCGAATCGTGCTCACAGGAGACATCCTTGACCTGACGTCGGTGTCGGCGTACGATAAGGATCCACGCCTAGGGCTGCCAGTGCAGGACGAGATTGCGTACGCGCATCGACGACTCGCGGAGATCCGCGCAGCCGCTGGTCGAGAGGCGCAGATCTTCTTCCTCTATGGGAACCACGAAGCGCGGTTCTCGAAGTGGCTTGCAAAGCGGGCTCCAGAACTGGTCGGTCTGACCGATGCAAACGGCAACGAGGTGCTCTCTCTGGCGACGCTGCTTCGGTTCGACCATCTCAACATCATCCCGTGCATCGACGAGAAGACGATCTACACGGGACCAGAGAGCCTTCGCTCGTACTACAAGATCACGGAAGATCTTATCGCAACGCACGGCACGTACTCCCGCACGACAGGTGGTGGATCGTCAATCGTCCCCATTGCTGACGCAGCGGGAGTTTCTGTTGTCGGCGGTCATGACCACTCGCAGGGAATTTCGTTCAGGACGATCGGCGGTTTCGCGGACCTTCCAGAAAAGCGCCTTGCTGCAATCTCCACGGGCATGATGTGCCTGCGGACGGATCTCGGATACCTTGCCCAGCATCAGGTTTCTCGCTGGTCGGCTGGATTCGCCGTCATCGAACTGTGGGGCGACAGGGCTGGCGAATGGCAACCAGACTTCGCATCGTGGACTGGGTCAGAGATCGTCTGGCGTGGCAAGCGATACACGTCGAAGTGAACGATCTAGACACAATCATCTCAAAGCAGATTGCCGTCGACTTCGACGACACGCTGGCGATTGATGTGCTCGGCGACATTGTCCCAACGAATGGGGCGAAGGAGGCAATGTCTCGCCTCTGGCAGGCTGGGTACATCATCGTCGTGCACTCGGCTCGGGCATGGGAAGGGTTCCCTGATCGAGGAAACAAGACGCGCTGGATGGCGGAGTGGTTGCACAAGCACCACATCCCATACCACAGGATTCACACGGGGTACGGGAAACCAGCGGCAGTCGCGTACGTCGACGACAAGGCGATCAAGTACGACAACAATTGGAAAGAGATTGTGGATTGGCTCATTGCCCGCAGGGGCGTAGAGTTTAGCCACGGAAAGACAGGAGTAAAAAAGTGATTGTCATCCTAGGGAGTGGGCAGGCATCGCAACATGTTCAGGAAGAGTTGGACAGCCGAGACATCAAGTATGTCGTCCTTAGTCGAAATCATTGGGCGGACTACGAGGAGTTGATCGGTCTGATTACGGACGCGAAGCCAACGGCGGTGATCAACTGCGCAGCGCAGCGTGACATCAACCTCTGCGAGGAACAGCCACACACGGCGATCGAAGCAAACGTGAATCTTCCTCGGCTTATCTCGGTTGCTGGGTTTAAGCAGATCTACATCAGCACAGACTACGTCTACGACCTTAACAGCGAGAACCGCCTCCTTCACGAGGATGAGCCAAGCAAGGGAGCCCTGTCCGTCTACGGACACAGCAAACTCGAAGGGGAAAAGGCTGTGCTGGAGAACGGGGGAACGGTCGCCCGCATCAGCAGCCCGTTCGGTCCAAAGAAGTCGCCGTTCAAGGCGTCCTTCGTGGATTTCGTGGCATCTTCGTTTAAGAACCTCGAACTGCCGATTGACCAGCACTTCCGACCGACGTACATGCCCGACGCAGCCAGGGCGCTAGTGTCATTGGCAGTTGACGACCTTCCAGGTGGTGTGTACCATGTAGTGAACGAGGGCACGACCGACTGGGCGATGCTCGCTCGTTTTGTACGCGAGAAGGTTGGTAACAAATACAAGATAATGCCAGTGACCCGCAAGGATACGACGCGACCAGAATGGGGCAACCTGAAGAACACGAAGTTGCCGAAGATGCGGCACTGGTCAGAGGCATTGCTAGAATACCTGGGGAGGTAGGATGCGCGTTCTAGTTACGGGTAACCTTGGTTACCTTGGTCCCATCGTCGTCAATCGCCTGAAAGAACAGGGGCACTACGTCATCGGCATCGATACTGGTTGGTATCTGCCAACCATGGATCTGAAGGATACTCACTATTTGCCGAACGAGCAGATCTTCGCGGATCTTCGTGACGTTGAGAAGCAACTGCCAAAAGACATCCACGCGGTGGTCCACCTTGCTGGGCTCTCGAACGATCCGATGTCAGAGATCGACGAGACGTTAACGCGGCGCATCAACGTGATGTCGACGATCGAGATCGTAGAGAAGTACGAGCACGCAACGCACGTCATTGCGTCTTCTGCATCTGTCTACGGGGCGTCGGCACGCAACCGCCTGTCGCACGAGAATGACACGCCTGCACCGCTGACGGCGTACGCCAAGGCAAAGAACGACATCGACATCTGGATGGAGCGCAACCAGTACGTAGATGGCTATGGCGGCTACTACTCAACGTCGTTGCGCTTTGGCACCCTGTGGGGCTGGAGCCCGAACATGCGCAGGGACATCGTGGTGAACGCCTTCTGCTGGCAGGCTGCGTTTAATCATGAGATCGCTCCGAACTCGACGGCTCGTCGACCGATGCTGCACGTGAACGATGCGGCAGAAGTCATCGCCTACTTCGTCGGCAGGAACCTTCCTGGAGTCTACAATGTCTCTGGCGAGAACACCGACGTCTCACAGATTGCGGTCAAGGTTGCGACAGCGACAGAGGCTGCCCTTGTCCCGTGCCCCGAGTCACTGGTGGACAACAGGGACTACTGGCTCGACACGAGCAAACTAAACAACGTCATGCGGCACACGTTTGTTACACTGGACAACGCTGCGGAGATCCGCAAGGTGCACGACGCAGCCAAGGCTCTTGGCAAGGATTACCCTACCAGAATCCAGCGAGCAAAGGAAATTCTTACTCGACAATAGACACTTGACGGCAAGGAACTTTTCTGCTAGTCTCCATGTATGGAGAGCGTGAAGAGTTCGATCGAAGAGGTACTAGCAAAGCGTGAACCACGTCCTTCCAAGCGGAAGTGGCGTGGTTCTTTGCTTGGCGGTTGTATCCGTGCGCATTGGTACGATTCAAATGGCGTGCCAGAGACGGAGCCTTTCGACGACAAACTCTATGGCGTCTTCAAGGTGGGCAACATGTTTGGCGAAGAGATCGTAAAGATGCTGTCGGAATCTGAGGCAATCTCATCTCTTGAGGCTGAGGTTCCCGTGGAGATCGACGACATGGACTTCGCTGGCAACATCGATGCCCTTGTAACATGGAAGAGCGGCAAGGTCTCACTCTTGGAGTTCAAGAGCGAGTCCGCGAACGCTCGCAAGTACAGGGGCGGCGAGCCCAAGAAGGAGCACCTTGTGCAGGCTGCGTCGTATGGCGTGGCGCTCCGCAAGGCAGGAAGGCACGTGGACGATGTGCGCGTCGTCTACTTCGATAAGGACTCGTTCACTCCAGACGAGTACCTTGTTCCAGAAGAGTGGGGCGAACGAGCCTTGCGCATTCTGAAGGTCATGAACTATTATGGAGATAGGACACCGCCTCGGATTCCCGAGGAGGTAGCCTCAAATGGCAAGGGCGGGTGGAAGTACCCCTGCTCCTACTGCCGATGGAAGACGGAGTGTAGAGGTAGCCGATGAAACTCGCAGCGAAACTTTCACATCGCACGGCGCTTGGTGAACTTAACGTCATCATGGTGCCAGTTGGCGTCGATGTGGTGTCAGAGGGTCTGACGCCAAAGGGCACACAGGCAATCGTTACGGCTCGGTATACATGGCGTTTCATCGATGGTGATAGTGGCGAGACGCTGGACATCCAGACGCTCGGATCTGGCGCTGACAGTGGTGACAAGCACGTGTACAAGTCGTCGACTGGTGCGTTGAAGTACGCGCTGCTCACGACGTTCCTGATCCCGACGGGCGATGACCCAGAGAACGACAGCGGTGACGCTACGGTGGCTCGCGCTGCCGAGAAGATCTTTGGGGGAAGCGTCAAGACGGCAGCGAAGCCAGCATCAAAGAGCAGCCTTGAGGAGGTAGACTTCTAATGGAAACGATTCTGTTCTGGTTCAGCGATAAGTTTGAGCCAGAGTTCAAGACGCTCCCTTCGGGGGCGAAGATCATGTCATTCAAGGGTTCAATGAACGCCTACGATTATCAGGCGTGGGTTGATGGCGGCAAGAAGGGCGACAAGCCAGCGAACCGTTATCTCTACGTTACGTTCACGGTGTTCGATGAGCCGACGTGGGATCACGTCACGAAGATCCGCGACTGGGCTGTCGCCAAGGAAGATGGCGACCCTCGATCAGACGCTGTGGCGATCGGCAAGTGGGGGAAGACCGTAGAGGTGAACGGCAAGAATTATGCTGACTTCACCCTGCGCGAGATCTCACGATGCGTCTGGGGTCCACTCAACAACCGAGCGGCTAAGTGACAATCGAAACCGCAGCCGACGCGATCGAGGCATCGAAGTGTGCGCTCGACCGTATCTCCAAGGACGTAAACTCGAAGTGCGCACTGGCGGCTGTCGGCTGTCGCTGGTGCGCCACTTCGGTCAAGCCCTTGCTGCGGATGGTCCGCAACTACCTTGATGATCCATCTAACGCTGGCGCTATCGCAAGCAATCGCAGGGGGGTGCTCCTATGAGCCCAGCAGTTAAGGCTGGAAAGGGCGACCGAAAGGCTGCACCGTGGACGGTTCGACCGTGCATCAAGTGCGCGCTCGTGATTGAGAAGCAGTCAGACTCTTACCGAGTCCAGTCCATCGAGTTCATTGGCTTCAGGAAAAGCAAGGAGTGGCACTGGGTCCACCGCAAGTGCATGGGGGACAAGTAATGGGAGTTATGAAGGATCTTCAGATTCAGGACGAGAACGAAAAGGCTGAGCGTTCACGACGAGGTAAGAACAACCGCAAGCGTGGGAATTCCATAGAACTTGTGGTTGCCAAGATGATTGGCGGAAAACGTGTGGGAATGTTCGGCGGAAAGGTGGACGTGGAGAATGACGTCCTCCAGTTACAGATTAAAAGCGGTAGTTCGTTTCCAGAGAGGATCTGGGACCTACTGCAGTCTATTGTGTATCGACCAGAAAAACTGCGTGGGGTTGTCCATAGCAGCGCAGAAGGATCTGGCATTAAAAGAAGGATTGTTATAACATTTGATTTGGAGGAGTATCTCAATGACCAATCATCTCGCTAACGTTTCATTGGAGCCAAGGGTAATCAACGGCGGTGTGTATCAGGACAATCGAGGATACTTCTCGGAGGTCATCAAAGACCCGTACCGAGCGATCCCTGGGTTTGACATTAAGCAAGTCAATGCTTCGTGGTCAATCGCTGGCGTGTTCCGTGGTTTGCATGCGCAATTGTTTATGGACAAGGCAATGTATGTCTCGTCAGGCAAGGCGGTCATCTTCGCGGTAAACATTGACCCGATGTCGAAGTTGTACGGCAAGGTCATCTCGGAGGAGATGGAGGCTGGCGACGGCAAGTTGTTCTACGCACCGTGGTGGTGGGCTCGCGGGTTCATCGCAGTCACTGACGCAACCGTGACGTACTTCTGCTCGGCAAAGTACGACGGCAAGAGCGAAGTTGCAGTTAACTACAAGTCATTCCCAGAAGTCGTCCAAGAAGTCAATCGACTTGATGCAAGTATCATCTCGGAGAAAGATACGATCTCTCCGCTTGCGGACAAGGATACGTTGGAGTCTTGGGTAAAGGGGGGAAAGTGAGCGTACCGTATTCAAAGAAAAAGCCACAGGTTGAAGATGCTCTCCTTGCGTGGGGTCGTGCGTTTGATTACATCTACGCAGCATTGGAAGAAAAGGCAGGAGATCTTCCTGACCAGTTCAAGGAGGCGGCTCGCCTAACACAGGCAACCTGTGCCGCGCAAGAAGCGACCAAGTTGGTCGGGGAGGTATCCATTGGCGACTAATCCAGACGATAACGAAATCAACCCTTCTGCCATCGAAAAGGTGGTTAGGGCTATCCAGACCCCATTGAAGCGCAAGGGAGCCCGTACGGGCTTCCTACTGGCATTTGCGGGGCTTCTAGCAGCCCTAGCCCCCTTCCCTTGGGGCTCGTTTGCCTGTGCTGCCCTGATCTTGGTGGCACTGGATAAAGACTGATGCAGACGGGCATCGCGTGCCCGCGTTGCGGGACGATGAACATTAAGACGTCAAGGAAGACATACAAGATGATCACGCCGACATTGTCGCTTCGTCTTTGGCAATGTGAGGAGTGCCCATCGAGGTTCATCATTGCTAACGTGTTGGTAAAGGACAAGACGGCGGAAAGGTTGGAGGATCTTTATGAGCAGGAAAGTACCAAAGGAATTCACTGATTACTTTGCTGATTTAAGCGGAGAAGCGTACGACATTCTTATCCAGCGTCAAGAGGGATACGGTCCATCTAACATTGAGGGTCTTGGACCTTATGGCGTGTTCTCCCGTCTGGCTCTGGACAAGTGTGGTCGGATTGCTACGTCCCTAAACGGTACGATCAAGTCTGGCGTGCCAGAGGTTAGCCCAGACTGGTACAACGAGGGCGTACGGGATGCGCTCATCGACATCAGCAACTACGCCATGATCCTCATCGCACTGGGTGAGAACAAGTGGTCAGAGGTCGCCCGTGCTGGCGAGAAAGATGAAGTGGTGGAGGATTGCGAGTGAGCGATTTGGAAGAGGCTAGGGCTCGGATCATCACTATCATCGGCAACACGAACCTTCCCACGTCGGAGGTCAGAAGCAACCTGTTAAAGATGCTGGGGAATCCAAAGTTGATGGAAGAGAGATACTTGCAGAACGTACGGTATGGGCTGATACTGGCGGTCGATGTCTTGGATGACATGATTGGGCAGCCCAGTGCTAAGGGATAAGCCAGAGAAATACTTTAAGGAAGAGGCAAGGCGCCTCGGCATCGGTATCAGGGAATACTGCCGACGGTTCGGCATCGTCTACTCCACGCTCATCGGCAAGGACGTCAACTACGGTGAGCC